TTATGCAGGTGGAGCTGGAAATACCCCACCTACAAGTCCCCCACAAGGTAATAATGGCGGTCCTGGTCACTCTGATAATGCAACATGGACAACAGGAGGTGGTGGCGGCGGTGCTGGCGCCGTTGGTGGTGAAGCGCCAACTCCAGGTAGTGCAGGCGGAGCAGGAGGTGCTGGAACAACATCTTCTATTTCAGGTTCACCTGTAGCTAGAGCAGGTGGCGGAGGTGGAAGTGGAATAACAGGAGCAGGTAGACCTGGAGGAGCAGGAGGAGCTGGCGGCGGAGGTGCAGGTGCCGGAGGCGGCCCAGCTGGAACTGCTGGAACAGTAAATACCGGTGGAGGCGGTGGCGGTGGTTCAGATGGGGGTACAACAACAACGGGTGGTGCTGGTGGTTCTGGAGTAGGATATGCAAGATATACTTTCACAGTAGATTCACCAACTATTAAATATAGTATAGGCGGTGCAACGGGTGGACCTGTATCATAAATAAAAAAAAGATTATAAATATATAATTAAAGGAGGAAAATTTAAAATGAATGTGGATGAGATAGCAAAAAATTTTACAGGACAATCCGGTCTTGGTTATGGTATAGATACAGCAATTAAGGCTTTAAGGCCTGAAGCTAAATTTGAAATGAGTGCAGGTGGTGGTAGTTTTAGTTTTCCTAAATGGGATGACCCACAAGGAAATCCTCCACCAACTAAAGATGAAATTATGGCAGAATTTGAAAGACAAAAATCAGTAGCAGAATATTATCAATATGCTTATGATCGTTGTCACCATTATCCTGATGGATTTCAACAGTTAGATATGCTATGGCACGCTGTAAATAATGGTCAAGATTTAAAAGAATCAGACTGGTTTAAATCAATAGATGAAGTAAAGAAAAAGTTTCCAAAACCTGAAGGTAACCCACCTCCAGAATTAAATTTAGAGGAATAAATGAGTCTAACTAGAATTGTAGGTAATTCAATTGCACAAGGAGCTATATCTGGCGAAGGTTTTGCTGATGGCGGTATACCAACTGCTAAATTAGCCACTCAAGCCGGTGTTTCAGCCGGCGATTATGGTAGTGCTGGTAATATACCATCTATCACAATTGATAGTCGAGGTGTGGTAACAAGAGTTGCTAATGTTACAGTTGAAGTTGCTGAAGCAGGATTCAATCCATTCTTACTAGCGGGTATGTAAAAACTAACTCCTGGTTTGACTAAATAGTCCTAAAACAGGAGAACGAGATCGCTACTTATACTGAGCTCTTCATAGAGCAATACGCAAATTTTTCAAACACAATTCATGTAAAAGATAACGCAGGCGCAAACATAAACTTGTTCGGCTACTCGGCTAATTCTGAGCTCAGAAAATCACCATACTCCGCCTCTGCAAATGCTTTTACTGCCACAATTACTGGTAATGCAAATGGTCAAGTAACAATCACCATGTCACCAACCACAACTGCAAATCTTAGAGCAGGTCGATACTTGTATGATGTTCTAGTAACTTCATCAAGTGGTAATAAAATAAGAGCAGTTGAAGGTATTGTAAATGTATTACCAGGTGTAACAAGGATATAATATGCCAGAATATACGAGAGGATATGGAGGTAAACCAACTACAAGACAATCATTTAAAGATTATTGTTTAAGAAGATTGGGTTTTCCTGTAATAGAAATAAATGTAGATGATGACCAAATAGAAGATCGAATTGATGATGCTCTTCAATATTTTCACGACTACCATTTTGATGGTGTTGAAAAAATATTCATGAAACATCAAGTTACTCAAGAAGATATTGAGAGAAAATGGATTTATGCTCCTGATGCGGTAATATTTGTGAATGGTGTTTTTCCTTTTGATGATTCTAACTCATCAATCAATATGTTTGACTTGAGATATCAATTGAGATTGCATGACTTATATGACTTCACATCTGTTTCTTATGTTTCATATGAGATTACAATGCAACATATTAGAACTCTTAATTTATTATTTTCAGGCACACCACAATTTAGATTTAATCGACATCAAAATAAATTATTTTTAGATGTTGATTGGACTAGAGATTTAAAAGTTGGTGAATATGTAATTGTAGAGTGTTATCGTAAATTACAACCAGATACGATTAACATAACAGGCTCAGCTGCAATCACAAGTGATGCAAATGTACTTACAGGCACAAGCACAACTTTTGACCAACAATTGATTGAAAATGATTTTATAACTTTAACAAATAATTCGGACGCAGCTGATACAGTAGAAGTTCAAATCAAACAAATAAATTCACCCACAGTAATTACTTTAAGAAGTAATCCAGGAAAAACTATGACAAGTGCATCTATTACACAGGCAGGATTTTCTGATGTGTGGGATGATAGATTTTTAAAAAAATATACAACAGCTCTCATAAAATACCAATGGGGTTCTAATTTATCAAAATTTGCCGGCGTTCAAATGCCGGGCGGTGTTACACTTGATGGCCCTAGAATTATGGAAGAAGCAAAAGCAGAAATAGATAAGATAGAAGAGGAGATGCAAGTCTTGAATGTGTTGCCAAATGAAATTTACATGGGATAATTGATGGCAACTAATCAGTATTTTAACCCTTTTCCAGCCAATCAAATAACAAGTGAACAACTTTTAGTTGAAGATTTAGTCATTGAGTCCATGAAAATATATGGCATGGATGTTTTGTATTTACCAAGAACAAGTGGTGATAAAATTGATTTTCTTTTTGGTGAAGATACACTTAAAGAATACACTAAAACATTTTCACTTGAAATGTATCTTGAAAATATACAAGGTATGGAGGGTGAAGGTGATTATATTTCCAAATTTGGTCTTGAAATTAGAGATGAAATAACACTTTTAGTTTCTCGTAAAAGATTTGTACATACTGTAAGAGAAGAATCTACCAGTCTTGTAAGACCAAGAGAGGGTGATTTAATTTATGTACCTCTTACAGATGCTTTCTTTGAAATAACTTTTGTAGAACATGAAAACGATCAAGCTATGTTTTATACTTTAGGGCGTGGTCGTGGTGCAAATGTTTATTTGTTCGCATTGAAGTTGAAGAAATTTGTATTTTCTAATGAACTTATATCAACTGGTAATCCTACGATTGATGATAAGATAAATGATTACTACCCAAGAACAAGAATTACATTATCTGGTGATGGTCAACGTCAATATGTACAAAATGAAATAGTATTTCAAGGAGCTAATCTTGCATTATCAACAGCACAAGCTGTTGTTCATACTTTTGTACCAAATACACATATAGATGTAATTAGAGTTCAAGGTACATTTACGTCATCAAACATAATTGGTAATACATCAAACGCAGTATTTACAGTTTCTACTGCTGATGATACTGCAACAATGAATACTGCCTTTGAAGATACCTTTGATAATCTAAGAATAGAAGCTGGTGGTGATGGTATACTAGACTTTAGTGAAACAAATCCGTTTGGTGAGGCATAATGTTAGGTAACGCACAATTTTATAATAGAACAATCAGAAAAATTGTTGTCGCTTTTGGCACAGTTTTTAATGATATTATCTTACAAAGATATAAGTCGGATGGTACAACTAAACAAACTTTATTTAAAGTACCACTTTCTTATGGTGCAAAAGAAAAATATCTTACAAGAATCACAGCAGACCCAACACTCACAAAAGCTGTACAAACAGTAATACCTCGTATTTCATTTGAGATGGTAAGTATGACGTATGATACAAGTAGAAAATTAAATACACTTACACAAAATTTTGCAGCTAATACTTCTACATCCATAAAAACACAATACAGACCTATACCATACAATTTTGATTTTAATTTATCAATTTATGTAAGAAATACAGAAGATGGTACACAAATATTAGAACAGATATTACCTTTTTTTACACCAGATTTTACAGTAACAGTAAACTTTATACCTGAAATGAATCAAAAGTATGATATGCCAATTGTTTTAAATTCAGTACAATCAACAGTTGATTATGAAGGTGATATGATGTCAACTAGATTGATTATGTGGGATTTACAATTTACTGCAAAGAGTTATATTTGGCCACCAGTTAAATCAGGTAAATATATACGACAAGCAAATACTAATATTTACATTGAGAGTCAAGTAAAATCTGCACAAAGAGTGACCTCTGATTTCAGGCCTGACATCCCAGATAGACTTTTACTAGAAGGTGAAACAATCCGTGTCGCAGCCAGAGATGTAATAGGTACTGTAAAACAATTCTCTAATGTTGCTAATGCTACGTTGGTTGCATCAGGACTAAATAAATTATTAGAAGCTGGTGACATTGTAACAGGTGATACATCAAATGCAACTATAACGATTCGGTCAGTTGAAAGTGACCCATTAAAGGCTGCAGAAATAGTATTAACACCTAATCCAGCTAGTGCTGACCCAGATGATGAGTTTGGTTTTGCAACCAGTATAACTGAATATCCAGATACATTACTATGAAAAATGAGAAACTATCTAAACTATTAAATATTGAACCCATAGAAGTAGACAATACTGAAATAGTACCAATTGAACCTGAGAAACAAGTTGAGAATGATGCTCAATTTGCTCGAGAAAATATCCGTGGACTCATCAATAAAGGTGACTCAGCTCTTGATAGTCTTTTGAGAGTTGCAAAAGAATCTGAACACCCTAGAGCCTTTGAAGTTGTAGCACAAACTCTTAAAAACTTAGGTGAACTCAATAAAGATTTACTTGAGATACAAAAGAGAAAACAAGATTTAGAGCCTAAAAAATCTACAAATGAAATCAATGTTGATAAAGCTGTATTTGTAGGCTCTACAAACGATCTTGTAAAAATGTTAAAAGGCAAGAAAGATGTCAACTGAAGGTTATCTTGGTAATGAAAGACTAAAAAAAACTGGCGTTGAAATACCTTTTACTCAAGAAGAAGCAAAAGAGATATTAAAATGTTCAGAAGATCCAATATACTTTATTAAGAAATATGTAAAGATTGTCAACGTAGACTTAGGTATTGTTGATTTTGATATGTGGCCATTTCAAGAAGAAATGGTAGATGGTTTTCATAAGAATCGTTTTTCAATATGTAAAATGCCACGACAAGTTGGTAAGACAACTACGACTGTAGGTTATATGTTATGGGCTGTTTTATTTAATCCTGATTATACAGTTGGTATTCTCGCAAATAAAGGTCAACTTGCAAGAGAAATACTTGGTCGTTTACAAAGAGCATATGAGTATCTACCTTTATGGTTACAACAAGGTATTATAACTTGGAACAAAGGTAATATAGAATTAGAAAATGGTTCTAAAATATATGCCTATGCAACATCTAATTCAGGTGTTCGAGGTGGTACTTACAACTTAATATTCCTTGATGAGTTTGCTTTCGTGCCTCATAATATGGCACAAGAATTTTTTACTGCTACATACCCTGTAATATCATCAGGTAAAACAACAAAAGTAATCATTGTTTCTACACCAAATGGTCTTAATTTATTCTACAAAATGTGGATTGATGCGATAGAAAAAAGATCATCTTATACACCAATAGAAGTACATTGGTCTATGGTACCAGGTCGTGATGAGGACTGGAAAAAAGAAACAATACGAAATACATCAGAAGAACAATTTAGACAAGAGTTTGAAACTGAGTTTATAGGTTCATCAGCCACACTTATATCTGGTTCTAAACTACGTTCACTTGCGTTTTTTAACCCAATTAGTACAATTGACCAACTTGATATGTATGAAGAACCAAAAGAAGGTCATGTTTACATAGCTACAGTTGATTGTTCAGAGGGTGTCGGTCAAGACTATTCGGCCATAAATATTATAGATGCAACACAAACACCTTATAAACAAGTTGCAAAATATAGAGCAAATGATTTACCTTTATTGTTTTTTCCAAATATCATATATTCAATTGGTATGAAATACAATGAGGCATATATTTTAATTGAAACGAATAACATTGGTCAACAAGTTGTTGACATTTTACATTATGACTTAGAGTATGAAAACATTTATAAGATAGACCAGCATCACATAAAAGGTCAAACAATATCAGGAGGTTTCAGAAGAAATGCCTCCTTTGGTATTAAAACTACAAAATCTGTAAAGAAAATTGGTTGTGCAAACTTAAAAACACTTATTGAAACTGATAAGTTAATCTTAGTTGACTTTGATACGATAGCAGAACTCAACTCATTTGTTCGTGTTCGTGATTCATATGCAGCTGAAGAGGGTAATTATGATGATTTGGCTATGGGACTTGTATTATTTGGTTGGTTAACAGCACAAGCTTACTTTAAAGATTCTACAAATGTTGATGTAAGGTCAATTTTACTCAAAGAACAAAGTCTTTTAATCGAAGAAAGTTTAACTCCTGTTGGTATTATAGATGATGGGCGACAAGAAGAGGTTATTATTGATGGTGAAGATGTTTGGAGTTCAAGTGGTGACATAAATACGAGATTTTGAAATCACTAAATAGAGAGTAAATGAGAATAAACAATCGTCTAGTCTAATATAAAGGAGAAATCCATGGCATTTCAGTTATCACCGGGAGTAAATGTATCTGAGATTGATCTCACTACTATTGTCCCATCAGTTGCCACTTCAATAGGGGCTCACGCTGGAATATTTGCATGGGGACCATCAAGTGAGGTAATCACAGTAGGTAATGAAGTTGAATTACAAGAAAGATTCGGTAATCCTGATTCAACAAACTTTGAATATTGGTTCACAGCGGCAAACTTTCTGGCTTATGGGAATAATTTAAAACTTGTAAGAGCAGTAAACAAAGATCATGGGACAGGAGCTTTAAATGCAGCTTCAAATACTGGTGGTGCTATCTTAATCGAAAATGATGACGATTATGATTTAAACCACGGCACAGCAGCTAATACTTCTGTTGGTCCTTTCGCAGCTAAGTATCCAGGCGCAAGAGGTAATTCACTAAGAATTTCTATCTGCCCAAGTGCAAACGCATTTTCACAAAATTTATCAGTTGGTACAGCTAACCAACAAATGAGAGCTAATGCAGTAAATATATTTGCTGGCGCTGGCGCTCAAAAGAATGTAATACCATTTAACTCACCAGCTAATACACGCCAACCATTTATCGCAAGAGATAAAGTTTCAATTGATGGTGGCACAACATACTTTGATGTTGTTTCTGCAAATAGTTTTTCAATAGTTTTAGCTCAAGACATGACAGCCAATATAGCTGGAGGTAATGCTATATTAAAGAAATGGCAATACCATGATGACTTTAAAGTTGCACCAGGAACATCTGATTATGTAGCCAATAAAGGTGGTTCAGGTGACGAAATGCACGTTATTGTTGTTGATGAAGATTCAGAGTTTACAGATGCAGCTAATACAATAGTAAATAAGTTTGCCTTTGTGTCTAAAGCTGTTGATGCAGTAACAGGAGCAGGCGATACAAACTTCTATAAAGAAGTAATCAATAGAACATCAGAATATGTATGGTGGACAGCACATCAAAATGGTGGTGCAAACTGGGGTAGTAGTTCTGCCACAGCATTTACAGAAGTACAAGTTCCATTTTCTGCTTCTTTAGTTCAAGGTGCTGATGGTACAACTTCAACTGCAAACGTAGTAACTGCATTTGATAATTTTGCAGATGCAGATTCAGTTGACGTATCACTTGTAATGACTGGTCCAGGCGACCAAACAATTGCTACTCATGTAATTGACAATATCGCAATCACAAGAAAAGACTGTATCGCATTTTGTTCACCAAGAAGAGCTGATGTAGTAAACAATGCAGGTAGTGAGGTTACTGATATTAAGACATATCGTAATTTACTTACTTCTACATCATTTGCTTTCTTAGATTCAGGTTATAAGTATCAGTACGACAAATACAATGATGTCTTTAGATATGTACCATTGAACGGTGATATTGCCGGTCTTTGTGTAAGAACAGACTTAGAGAGGGATGCTTGGTTCTCACCAGGTGGACTTAATCGTGGTATCATAAAGAATGTAATTAAACTTGCATTTAATCCAACAAAGACAAATAGAGATGATCTCTATACAGAGGGTGTCAACCCAGTTGTTGCTTTCCAAGGTGAAGGTACAGTATTGTTTGGAGATAAAACAATGCAATCAAAACCTTCAGCATTTGATAGAATCAATGTTCGTAGATTGTTTATTGTATTAGAGAAAGCAATCTCAAGAGCTGCAAGATTCTCACTCTTTGAATTTAACGACCAGTTTACGAGATCACAATTCGTTGCTCTTGTAGAGCCATTCTTGAGAGATGTCCAAGGTCGCCGTGGTATTACAGACTTTAGAGTTGTTTGTGATGATACAAATAATACAGGCGAAGTAATTGACCGTAATGAGTTTGTAGGTGATATTTACATCAAACCTGCAAGATCAATTAACTTCATACAACTTAACTTTGTAGCAGTAAGAACAGGAGTT